GCTTGGCCTCGTCGTACCCAAGGACCGCCCCGCGGAGGGCCTCGACGTTGGGGGCGAATTTCTCCTGGTAGAACTTGGGCAGACCGGCCTGGGCCTTTTCGTAATCCGCGAGGAACTTCCGCACCTCCTGGAGTGCATCCGCGTTGCCGAGAATCGCGCCCGTCTGGAGCTTGACCTTCTCCGTCAGCTTGTCGGCAGCCTCGGCATTCTTGCCCGCCTCCTCGCCAACCGCTTCGTAGGCGGCGAGCAGCTTCTTGTTGGCCGCGATCACGTTTCTGAGGTGCTCGGCCTCGGAGGTCCAGTATTCGTATTCCGCCCGCTGCTTGTCCACCTCGGCCCCGGCCGCGGTCGCCCTCTTCATGGTCTCAGGGTAATTCGCGCTTTCCGACCAGGGCACATGCCAACCTCCCCACAATTCCTTGAACTGCGCTTTTAGCCGCGTCACTTCCCAGCCGATGTTTTCCCATCCTCCCTTGAGATCGTCGAGAATTTGTCCAGTCGCCTCGGCCCCTATGGTTTTGCCTTGCCGCCATGCGCGCCCTGCGCCTGCGCCGAAAGCGCCCAGGGCCTTGGCGGCGCGGTCGGAGACGACGTACTTGTCGAGGTCCCCTTTGTTCTCGGCAATCTCCTTGAGCATCTCGCGCATCTCCTTGCCGGCCTTGCCGAACAGCTCCATCTGGAGCAATGTTTGGACCATGGAGTTTCCGACGTTGGTGATGGCCTTCGCCAGCCGCTCGAAGGCCTCCGCGGGATCGAGCTGGATCAAGTCCTTGGCCGAGAGGTGCAGGCTGTCGAAGAACGCGATGGCCTCGGGCTTCCCGGCCACGGCCTCGGCGATCGTCCGCTTCATCTTCTGGATGCCGGTCGCCAGGGTCTCGACGCCCTGGCCGCCGCGGATCGCCGCCTCGCGGAACCGCTGGAAGTCGCCCAGGCCGAGGTCCAGGTTGGCCGCCTGGATTTGCATCTCGTGCATCCCGTGGGCCATGTGAAAGAACGCGGTCACCGCCCCGGCGATCGACAGCGGGCCCAGCAGGTGCGTCGCCAGCTCCCCGACCACGTGTTTCATCCGGCCGGCGGAATCGTGGACCATCTTCTCGCCCTTCTTGAGGTCCCGATCGAGCGGGTCCAGGACGGCGAAGATCTCGACGAATGCGCCGCCGTAGCGGATGGCATTAGGGTCAGCCATGCGACACCTCGCGGGGGAAAAGCGGAGAGCGGAAAGCGGAAAGCGGAAAGCAAGAATCTCCTTTCCGCTTTCCGCTTTCCGCTTTCCGCTTTCGACTCTTGCTTTCCTCGCGGCTCCGGGTCAGACTGGAGCGGGGCACCGATCGGAGGACACGGCGATGGGCCGGATTGTCGCGGCGGTTGTGGGACTCATGGCGCTCGTGGCGATCGTTATGATCGCATTGTTTATCGCGGACTTGGTTCCTTCCCGCGTGAGAAGGGCAGTGCTGATCGCAGTCGGGTTTCTGATCGTTCTCGCTTGGCTTCCGGTGACATCCTCCGTCGTTATTTTCCTCGTCATCTGGATTGCGCTCTGGGGCAGCGCCGGCAAGGCGATCTGCGTGCGGAAAAACTGCCCGACCCTCGGGTTTTGGCTGGGAGCGATCCTGGGCCCGCTTGGGATCCTGATCGCCTGCCTGGTGCCCTACATCCCGCCCGCACCCAAGCGGGTGCAACGGTAGCAGTTGACAGTTATCAGTTGGCAGTTGTCGGTTGTCGGATTCGCACCTCTGACAACCTACAACTGTCAACTGCCAACTGTCAACTGCCAACTGCCTCCGTGCAGAACGCCCGCATGAAGGAGAAGTCGGACGTGCTGATCCCGATAGCCGGCCGGGGCTCGGCAAACGGGTTGAGATCGTTCGGCGAGAGCGCTTCCGAGCGCTTCGGGTCGCGATGGGCGTTGTAGAGCATGCACAGGACATGGGCCGTCTGACCCCATTCCAGCTTCGCCCGGGCCCGGGCCATCCGGTCCAGTTGCCGGAGGGTCAGGGGGCCGGGATAGACTCCGCAGATTCCGGCGAGGTCCCAGAGCCAGTTCCAGAGTCGCTCGGGGTCGTCGCCGGTTGCGCCGGCTCCGCTTCCGGTGCTTCGGTCGGCGCCGTCTCCGGCGGCGGCGTTGGCCGCACCAGCCGTATCAATTCGTCCAGCGACTCGACCTCTCCCATCGCCGTCAGCAGATCGCCTTTCTCCGCCGCCGCGACCTTCCGAAGCCGGCGGCCGACCTTGATGGTCTGCCGCAGGGGCGGGAAAAAATCGGACAGTTCGTCCAACAGGGCCTCGAATCCCTCGGTCAGAGAGTCGCCTCCCATCGCGCGGCGGAAGTGCTCCTCGGTCAGCGTTGGGGCCTGGCTGCCGACCAGTTGCCAGAGAATGGAGCACAACCAGACCGGGTCGTCCTCCGCCTTGGCGATCGGCGAATCGCGGTCGATCTTCAGAAGGTTCAAGCCCTCCTTGCGGAGGTCCAGCAGGGTCTGGGTATCGAGCGATACCTGCCACTCGTGGCCCGATCGGTCTTTGAAGGAGTGCATGGGCAGTTCTCAGCAGTTGTCAGTTGGCAGTTGTCAGTTGTCGGTTGTCAGTTGTCGGTTGCCAGTCTGACAACTGACAACTCCCGTACTGCTCACGCCGTGTAAAGCGCTCCGATCTTGAGCGTGGTGGCGACCAGCGAGGCGTTGGTCGCCACCGCTTGGATCACGTGCTTGGTGGCCATCGGGTTGGCGACGCCGCTGTTGGCCGCCCAGAACCAGGGCTCGCCGGCAGGGACGTCCCTGGCCGCGGCCTCGACCAAGGCCGCCTCCTGGAACTGGACGTGGATCCGCGCCGGCGGGTTCTCGGCCGCAACCGCGAACATGGTCAGCAGGTCGGCGTCGAAGTCCGCAGTATCGACAACCACCTGCTCGGCGATGGTCACCGGGGTGGCCGCGGCGGCGGGGAGATCGTCGCCGGCCCCGAGATCCACGGTCACCGCGTCGCCGTTCACGGTGGCATTCATCCCGTAGCGGCAACCGCCGGCCCAGAAGACGTCGCACTTGTCGGCGGTGGTCAGGCCGTGTCCGGCGGCCGTCACCACGCCGGTATTGGCGTCGCTCCGCGTCAGCAGGCCGGCTACGGCCGCCGGCAGGGTCTTTTCGATGGGCAGGCCGCCCGTGTTCGCACGCGCGACCGTGCCGTTGAACGATACCCCGGCGACGTCGCCGATGATTTGAAGGCTTCCGGTGGGCACTGGCTATCTCCTTTGGGTCGGGGTCATTTCCTGAGAAATGACGGCCTTTTTCCGTCTTGCTCTCGACTCTCGACTAGACGAACGCCGGGTAGCGGGTCATGTAGGTTGGCTTGATGGTGACGTCCACCGCCTGGCCCTCCCGCAACGGCTGGCCCTCGCTGAACTTGGTGATCACGAAATCGGCGTCCATGCCGTGGCCGTCGGTATCCGAGAGGACCTTGAACGCCAAGGGGCCGCGCGCGATCTTGGCCGCGCGAATGGCGGTGTAATCCGCGTCGGACGGGTCCACCAGCATCTGAAAGTCGATGCTGAACTTCTCCAGCGCTATCGCCACCAACTCGACGAGGCAGCCGCGCGTGGAGATGTCCACCTCGCCCAGCTCGTCCGGCGTCGAGAGGTCGCGGACGTTGGTCATGAGCGTCGCCGCGGTGGTCCCCGCCGTGCCCCGGTAGAGTTTCCCGTTCAATCCGATTTTGCGTCCCATGGTGGGGCTCCTTTGCTTGCGAGCTGGTTATCCGAACGTGGTCGCGACCGCCCCGGGCGCGAAGGCCTGGGCGTAGCGCTCTTTGCCGACCCGGAGGGCGCGGGACATGAAGGGGCGCGGGGCGTAATGCGCGGTGATCATCTGGCCGGTGTGGACGATCCTGGAGTTGCCTCTCCGGCCGGGCTTCATCAGGATGCGGTTCAGCTTGTAGTAGCAGACCTCCATCGGCACGTCGCCGCCCTTCTCCATCAGGACGTTGAGCCAGGGACAGCGGTAGGGGCCGATCACTACGCTCTTCGTCTGGGGGTCGTAGATGGAGACGATGTCCTCTTTCAGGAACCCCGTCTGGGTGTGCGGAGGCCCGGGCGCGACCGAGTGTTTTTTGCTGCGGCGGATGGACCGCCGGGCGATCGTCATCACGAGGCTCCCGGTCCGCGAGAGCGACGCGGCGGCCCGCTTGCCGATCTCGGCGATCACCGCCGGCCGGTCGAAGAAGGCGTTCTTGACCCCGGAGGAAAAGCCGCGGCTGCCACCGGACCCGCCGCTGCCGCCGCCGGCGCTGCCAAAGCCCGCTCTGCCCTGCATTCGGCCGCTATAGCCCATGTCATGGCTCCCGGAGGATCAGTCGAAAGACGCAGGTATAGGCGTGCAGCTCGTCGAGGCTCTTCCACGCGGCGAGGGACTCCTGGTCGAGGACCGGCGCAACCCCGATGCACGTCGCCCCGTCGTAGGTCTCGCCGAGGAGGAAGTCCTGGATGTCCTCGGCCAATTCGATCAAGGTATCCACGGCGGCCGGATCGTCCTGGGGGTCGATCTTCTTCTGAATCCCGATCTCGCAGAAATAGTCCCCGGCACAGTTGCCGCGCGTGACCAGGTCCCACGTCCGGCCCATCGGCCTGACGGTGACCCGGAGCGTGGCGAGTTGGTCCAGCGTGAATCGGGGCAGATAGCACCGGGTCGCCGTGAAGGCCAGCGAGAAGGCGTGGCCGTTCAACGCGACCTTGACCGCCTCGGAGATGTCTGCAAGTCGTGCCGTCATCGGATGTCACACTACGCCGTGGAAACGTGCTTGGTATGGACCCGGAGCCACTGGCGCTGGGGGTCCATGTATCGGAAACAGTTGTCGCCCGGCCCGGGCGGCGCGACCTCGTAGACCTGGGTGACCAGGCCGATCGGCTCCTCGACGCGGTCGCCGCGCTGGGGCTCCACCGCCACGGCGTCAAAGGCGTAGGAGGCGGCGGGCATCAGGTAGTCCCGCGACTCGAACTCGATCACCCGGCCGTCCTCGGTGAGGGCCTGGCCGCGGATCGCCCCGGCGCAGGCCCGGGCCACACTCGCCGAGGCCCCGCGGCGGATCGTGACCGGGCGGCCTGCCGCGGCGAGCGCGGCCTGCATCCCGGCCAGGACGGCGGTATCGAGGGGAGTGGTCATGGGGCAGTTGTCGGTTGTCAGTTGTCAGTTGTCAGTTGCCGGTTGTCAGCTTTCCGCTCTCCGCTTTCTCCAGCACCAGCAGGTTTTTCTTGAACCAGGGGAGCGAGGAAGCGGCGCGGAGGGCCGCGGTGGCGGCGTCGGCGACGTGGAAGCCCCGCTCGGCAAAGCGGGCGATCGCGTAGTCCAGCGATCGGCAATTGAAGTGGCCGTGGCCCGGCTGGCCCTCCGGCGCCCAACTCGCGATGATGCCCTTGCGCGCATGGCGGGCTAGGTTATCGAGCGCGACCGACTCGAACTCGGCCGGGATGTGCTCCAGCACTTCGAGGCAGAGGACCCAGTCCCACGGGGAAGTTGTCAGTTGACAGTTGTCGGTTGTCAGATTTTCATCTCCAACAACTGCCAACTGCTCTACGGCCAGATCGAGCACGCCGCAAAGCCCGTCGGTCAACTCGGGCGTGGCCGGGTTGCCGTCGAAGCCGTCGGCCGCGATTCCGGCGATCCGCAGCATCCGGACGATGTAACCCAGTCCGCAGCCGAAATCGACCACCGCGTTGTCCGTTTTGTGCCGCAGACCCGCGAGGAACCCACAGAGCGCCCGCCCCAGCGGGATATCTTCCTTATGATAGTGTTTGCCGTCGCCCAGCCAGGAGCCGTGCAGGTCGATCCTCGAGTTCTCGGCGTCCCACTTTTGGGCGCTCTCCTCGTCTCCGTGCAGGTACTGTCCCCATGGCTCCCCATAGTTTGGAAAGGGCCAGGTGCCCAGGTGGTGCAAATGGACCTTGCGCGTGGCGTAGGCTTTGCCGCCGGCCGCCGCCAGTTGGCGGGAGAAGTACCAATCCTCGCTCTCGCGGAGCACCACGGCCTTGCCGTCCGGACCCCAGGCGCACAGGGTGGGGAAGTTGAAGCAGACGGGCATCTGGCCATCGGGCCGGCGCTGCCAGAAGGCCGGCTTGCGGAGGTCGCAGACCAGGCAGCCGGTATTGACCAGGAGCGGCCGGTCGGGGTAGCCGGCCGCGGCGGCGTCGAACGTGTCGGGAAAGCCAGCGATCTCGCGGAGGGTGAACCGCCGCCAGGGGTGCCAAGGGTCCGCCGGGTCGCCTATCGCCGTCGAGGTCAGTCCGGTGGCCTCCTTGAGGGGCACTACTGCCGAGACGCATTCCGCGTCGAGCCGGTCGCACTCGTCCAGCAGCACGTCCATCCAGCCCTCCTGCGGCTCGATGTCGGCGTGGAGCATGGCAAAGTGCGATGCCTCGCCGCGGCGGGCCATATTCAGGGCGTCGCACCAGACGCGGTTGAAGGCGTCCCAGGCCCCCAGGGGCGACTGGACCACGGTCACGTCGTGCAGGCCCATGGTGGCCGTCCAGAGCCCCTTCGCGGCCCCGAAGCTCAGGGATGGGCCAGGAAAGCCAAGTGCAACATTGTGGCGGTTGGCGGTCATCGCGGCGGCCTGCTGACGAAAATGCCCCGGAGGGAGCGGAAGCGGCCAAAGTCCGGAAAGGTGCTCTCGGGCGACTTGAGGAGGAGCGCCGCCCGGTGGTGGGCGTCCGAGCGGGAGTCGTAGCACTCGGCAACCTGGTATCCGCAAATCCGGGCCAGGTCCGGGAGGAAGTCCCGCGCGTAGAGCCAAGGGCAGCCGTTGTGAAAGCCCTCCTCGTCGGGGATCACGTGCATCATGGCTGCGCGGGGCTTGGCCAAATCGTGGATCGACCGGAAGACCTGCCACTGATCGCGCAGACCCCCGGGCCCGCCGACGTGCTCCGTCGTGCCCGCGTTCGTGACCAGGTCGAAGCACCCGAGCAAGTCCGCCGGCAACGGTTGCGAGAGGTCCAAAGGCCGGGCCCCGTTTTCCCCGTTCAGGTCGATGCTGACGTGGTGCATCCCGAGCCAATCCAGGACGATCTTGGCCGGACCGCGCAACCGCCAGCCGGCGTGCTGGTTGCCCAATTCGCAGACCGCCAGCCCGCGGCTCGGCAGGTCCAAGAGCCGGCACGCCTCTACGAGCAGCCAAGCGGTGTCGTCGGTGATCATGGGGCCGTTGTCAGTTGACTGTCAGTTGACGGTTGTCAGAACTGGAGGGCCAGCTCCATCGACTTGAGGGCACAGTTCCCGGCGTTGGTGGCTGTTACCACCGAGGCCCGGATGTACCGGGGGCAGTCGCTCGGGAGCTTCATCCGCCACGTCTGGAGCGCGGCCCCGGCGCCCGCGGCCCCGGTCTGGGTGAGGCAGGCCGTGGCCAGGGGAACCACGGTTCCAAAATTGGTCGTCGATCCCTGGATCGCATAGATCGCCGTGACCGTGTTGGGGAGGTCGGTGGTGTTGAGGGCCGGTGCGGTGAGCACCAGTTCACAGTCGGCCAGCCGGGCCCCGCGCGCGGTCATGGCGTCGCCCAGGTCGATCGGCAGGCCGTTGACCGTCCCGGCCGCCGCGGGCAGGGCGATGGATTGGACGAGCCCCGCGTCGCGGACGAGGGCGTTTGCTCGAATGGTCATGGTCGTTTACTCCTTCGGGAAAAGCCGTGAAGAGGCAAAGCCGCTTCCGGCGATCATTGCAGTGGCCCGCTACCTCGCCCTTTTGTGACAGACAGGAATGTCTGTCCTCCTCACTAGCCCCTAGCCCCTAAACCCTTCCGTCACACGTCCAGCGTCTCGGTGTTGCTGATCGAATCGGTGGCGTAGATCGTGATCCGCTCCTGGGCGATGCCCGTGATGGCGTCGGGAAACGGCGCGGGTTGGCCGGTCGGCGTCGTGGCGGTACGGGACGCCTGGAGCTGGGCCAGGGACCGGAGGCTCATAAAGATCGCGTTTGGCCCTCTGCCGGCGGGGAACTTGGCCAGGGCCTGAGAAATCAGGGCATCCGTCAGGCCCTTGGTGGAGTCGGCGGTGCAGTCGGCGATGCGGCAAACGTCTTGCAGGCTGCCGACCTGGAGGCCGATCCGGGCGGTCATCGACTGCACGTAAGCTTCGAAGAACTTGGTCGCCGCGGCGGGGTCGACGGTGGTCTCGATGCGGATCGGGCTGAACTCCAACTGGCCGTCGAGGCCCACGATCCAGCGGACCGCCTGGACGCCGAATCGCACCAGCCAGACACTCGATCCCGTACCTGCGGAGCTGCCCGTGGCGTCGACCTTCATGTTCGTCGCATCGTACACGTCGAAGAGTCCGGGAGGTCCCTTTGCGGATCCGACCGCACCCGTTCCATAGCCCGTCACGGACCGGCCGTAATAGAACTGCTTTCCGAGGGCCTGGAATTCGCCTTCCAGGGTCGCGGCCGCCTCTTCGGCCAGGTAGCCGGCCGCGCCCAGGTCATCGGCATCGGCCACGGCGCGATCGACGATGAACATGGGCGCGAGAATGAAGCACTCGAAAAGGCGTGTCTCGTAGGTGTGAACGTGGGGAGTGCTGCCTTCGTTGGCGTTGCGGAAGCTCCCCGCGACGTTGCCCAGGGCGGTGCGGACGCGGGCCTTGTAATTGATGCCTCGGATCGGCTTGGCCGCCCCGAACATGACCTCGGGGTGGCCCTTGGCGGCCTCGTCGATCAGACCGACTTCGGCGTCGGTATTGTTTCGGATTGCAATGTCCAGGAGGGTCGGGTAAGCCACTGTCAGGTTCCTTTCGGGCGGAAGCGGGTTTAGTCAACCGTGAAGAGGGCTTGCCTCTTCGCGGCTCAAGGTCATTTCTTGCCGGGCATCGTTAGACTGGCGGCATAACGGGCGATGCTTTCCGGGAGGAAGGCGAGCCGGCCGTCGGCCGCGGGCCGGCGGGGGTCCTTATCGCCGGCCTCGAAGCGGGCAGGTTGGGCCTCGCCGCGGTTGACGGACGCCAGCTTCTGGCGGGCCTCGTCGCGCTCCGCCTTCAGGCGGGCGATGTGGCGATCGGTGGCCGCCTCGTAGGAGAGGCCCTCGGCGAACCAGGACCCGCCGTCGGGCCCGAAAACGTCGAGGTAGCGCTTGATGTCGGCGCGAGCATCCGAGTAACCGTGCTCCGATTGGGCGGTGGCCTCGCCCGGCTGGGCCTCGGGTTTCTTGGGCTCTTCCTCGGGCTTCGGCTCGCCGGACTCGGGGACGGCCTTGGGAGAGGTTTCCTCCGGCGCGGAGCCGGCCGATTGTGCGGTCGCAGGCATGGGAGCCTCCTTTTTCGTGACGGTGAGATTGTGAGAGTCGAGGAAGCGGGCGACGAACCCGGCCACGCGATCGGGATCCGCGCCCAGGGCGGCGATCGTGGGCCGGTCCCCGGAGAGGCCCAGCGAATAGCTCAGCAGGGCGTCGGCCTCGGCCAGCAGGTCGCCCTGGCGGTGGAAGAGTCCGGCGGGGTTGGCGGCCGGCTCGTCCACCACGTCGTCGGCAAAGAGTTTCGCCAGCCGAACGTGGGGCAGGTTCGCGGTATTCAGGGGATCGGGACTTTGGAAGTCACTGTCGTCGTAATAACCGTTCTCTCCGATCACGGCCCCGTGATTCATGGCGAATTCGGTCTCGGCCTTGCGGTCGGGCTCATAGACGATCGAGGTGCCAAACGCCGCGGGGTCCTGTTCGCCGAGGTCCATGACGTAGCCGGCCAGGTCGCCGTCCGGCGCTTCGTGCGCGGCGGGCAGGACGTGGAGATCGGCCCGGACCACGTCGCCGTCCACGCGGCCGTTCTTGATCCTGCCGAGCTGCTTGCCCATCCCGTCGGCCGAGAGCTCGGGATGGGTGAATCGGCTCTTGGTCCCGGCCGGGGAAGCGTTGATCGCCTGGGCCGTCTGCCCGAGGAACTCGCCGTCGATCCATTCGCCGTGGCCCACGGCCTCGCCGCGGCTTACCACCGCCACGCCCAGCAACAGGCCGGCGCCGTAGTCGCCGCCGTCGCGGTCGATCGGGTTTTGATCCGCGGCGGGGACGATCCCGCGGGCGGGCAGGGCCCGGAGGCGGGTCGGCGGCAGGTTGAGGATCGGGTGCGCCATCAGTTGGTCCCTCCGGGCGGATCGCTGGCCTGGAAATCTGCCCCGGGATTGCCCCCGAGGTACGGCCCGAGCTTCTCTTGGCGATAGGCCATATAAGACGCCTGCTCGTCGACGATCTGATAGGCGTCGTTTCCCTGTAATTTCGTAACGCGCGGGGTGGACGTGAACCCCTCCTTGACGGCCACCGAATTGGCGATCACCTCTTCCCGCGGCTGCACCCACGGTTGACCCTTGTGGATCCACTCGAACTTGAGCCCGGCCACGTCCATGCCGGCGGGCAGGACGAGATCGCCGTCGAGGATCGCCAGTGCTAGCCGCCACCGCGTCCAGTGACCAAGGAGGTGGCGGTTGTCGCGCTGCTTGGGCTCGCAGGACTGCTCGTAGAGCAGGCGGGCGTGGCGGCTGACCGTGAAGTTGGCGATCGAGGCGTCGAAGAAACAGTACGGCATGTCCAGGGCCAGCATGGCCACGGCGATCATAAACTGGGAAAACTCCTTGAACTGGCTGGACGGATGCTGGCTGTTCAAGAACTCGGCCTTCTCGCCGATGTCGAAATCGAAGACCGCGGCCGCGCCCGGGAACTTCTGCTCGGTCTTTGTCTTGATCGGCTTGCCGGTCGCGTCGAGGGTCTCGGTCACCTCGCCGGAGGCATCGACGGTCTCGGCGTTGCGGTAGAGGGCCAGCGCGAAAATCTGCTCGACCTTCGACTTTGCGAGGGCATAATCGAAGTTCTCGTAGGTGTCCTGGAGCCGGTTGCACGCGGTGAGGAACGGGGCCACGCCGCGGACCTGGTCGAAGCGGTCGAAGTAGCCGTGGAGGTAGAAGTTTTCGGCCGGGACCATGCGGTCGAAGCGGAAGTCGTCGCCCATCGGCCCGCGGTTCGAGAGGGCGTAGGCGATGGCCCGCCCGGCCTGGTCCACCTGGACGCCGTGGATGAGGCGCTCGGGATCGACGCGGGGGAGCGCCGCCGACGAGAACGCCGTGGCGCGAATTCGATCGCCTTCGATCCCCTGGACCTGGCCGGCGGCCAGCTTCATCACCCCCACGTCGCCGTCGAGGACGCGGCGGGCCTCGGCGATCCGGAGGAAACGGCGGCGGCCGTGGCGCCCGGCGGCGTCGAACCGCTCGGGCTCCGAGAGCCGTTCGACCAGCTCCTCGATCTGCGTGTCCAGCGGCTCGATCTCATTCTGGCTGGAGAACTCAAACGAACTCACGTAGTCGAGGTGTTTCCGGACCATCCAGGCCGCCACCTCATAGTTACGGGGGACGTCCCTCGCGGTGGCCACGGCGGTGCGGCGGTCGGCCGAAGACAGCTCGCTGTCCTCGCTGCGGAGGATCGTGATCGGCGGCCGGCGGCGCTTCTTGTCGGCCACGGCGTCGTAGCCGTAGGCCGTCTTGCGGCCGCTGCCGTTGACGCGGCTCCTGCCGTTGGCGTCCGCTTTTCGCTTTCCGCTTTCCGCTCTCCGCATATCAAAACCCCGAGAGGTCCATCTGAGACACGATGGGCCGGCGCGGCCGGCCGGCCCGTCGCTCGTGGAAAAGCAACTGGTTCTTGGCGGCTTCCCAGTCGTACTGGGTGGTCACGCCGTCGATTGTCACGCTGACGGTGCCTGCGCCGCCGGCGGAGGCCCGGTCGGCCAGGGCGGTGCGGATCGCGTCGGCAATCTGTGCGTCGCTGGTCGCCATGCCCCGACCCTACCACAGGGGTGGTACAGAAAGGGACGAGTTTGGGCCTCGGGGATAGGGTTTTGGGAACAAAGTTCCGGCTTCCGGAACTTTCTTCCCGTCGCCCGGCAATCATCACCCGCCACCCGCCACCAGCTCGTAGGTCCGGTCCACGCGGGCCTGGCCGCAATCGAGGCAGGCCGTGCGCCGGAAGACCACGCGACTGAACGGCTGGCCGTGGAACTCGCCGCCGCCATCCACGGTGTGGGTATGGTGGTAATCCGCGCGGCGAGTGCTGCCGCACTTCTTGCACCGCGACGGTTCCACCGTGGCCAGGGTGGCGGGGGATGGGGTGGCGGGTGACTGGGGACGGGTGGCGGGTGGCGATTGCTTTTTGGACATGGCAGGTTTCAGGGTCTTTCACAAAGAGGGTTCAGGATTGAGGATTCAGGAATACGCGGCCACGGCGTTTGCCGCCGGCCCGGGCCATCCCTGGGATGGCGACGCCCAGCATCGAGGCGGCGCAGGCGCAGCCTATGAGCGTGTCCCACAAATCGTTGTCGCGCCCGGGCGTCAGCTCCCATTCGTAGCGGCCGAGGTCTTTGGCAACGACCCAGACGGGTTTCTCCGAGGTGTAGTGATCGAAGAGCATGGCGTGCTCGGCCGGCTTGCGACCGAAGACGCTCCAGCAGCCGGGATCGCCTTGGCTCACTCGCAACCGTTCCCATGCGAGTGTTTTCCACCAGTTCACGTCGCTCAAAACGTAACGGCTGTTGTTCTTTGCCGGAGGCATGCGCCAATGGAAGCCCGTCTGGCCGCCTTCCTTGGCGGCGAAATAAGACATCCAATCCCGACCTTTCGGCAGGTAAAATCCATCCGTCGCGAGGAGGAGGGCCGCGTGGGGCGAGCGCCGGCAAAATGCAGTGACCAGGTCCCTATCGTAATGGGCGTCCACCAGGATCTTGCCAAGCCGCAACACGGCGCCGTCCTCGCGGCGGAACTCGATCTTCGCCAGCCGGTCCACTAGCTCCGTCAGACCGGCCACGACCGCGCCTTCCTTTCCGGCCCGGGGGTATAACTCGCGGAGCTTGCGAGGCGGGGCGCGCTTCGCGAAGTACCTTACCGAAGACGGCTGCTCGGGCCAGGTCCCGTAGTCCGCCACCTGGCCGGTGAAGTCCGGCTCCCACCCGGCCGCTATCCACCAGAGGATATGATCTCCGATGTCCACGTGGCAGGTGACGTGCTGGACCTTCGGGGCGAGGCAGCGGCGCTCGAGATTGTTGAGGCGATCGGCGAGGCCGTCGGGCGTGAGGAGGTCGGAGGTCTGCTGAGGGGTCCGCGGTGCATTTTGGTACTCGCTGGAAAATGCCTCTTCGCCGATCGTACACCGGAGGTTCATGGCGTGTTGCACGGCCGAGACCTCTTCGGGTTTCTTGCGGGCGGGCCAGGATGCCTCCGCGCCTTCGTCCAACTCCTTTCGGCGTTTGCGGTAGTGCCGGTTGGCGGGCTTCAGGTCGGGCACCGTCTGCCCCATGCACGCGCGGTAGACCTCGTTGTAGGCTTCCCAGGCGGCGAGGTTCTTCGGCATGGACCGGAGCATCCCGGTGCGGATTCCACGCCAAAGAGGATTCTTCTTGCGGTCGAGGACTTGATCGGCGGCGTCGCCTTCGCGGTTGACGGTCAGCGGCATAAACGCCGAGATGCTCCGGCCGGGCCCGGCCATGCCGAGGACCGCACCGTTGAGCAGGCGGAGCAGCTTCGCCCTACCCAACGGCGAGGCGGCCGTCTCGTCGGACTGCGGATCGTCGATCAGGAGCAGGTCCGGGCGGATCGAGCGGCCGTCGGGGTGCGCGAAGAGCGAGCCGCGGATCCCCTCGGCCGTCAGACCGTCGGCGCCGATCACGATCCCGCTAGTCTTTGCCCAGGGTCCCTTACGCAATCCCTCGACATTGGGCGGGCTGGGGACCCGGGGCAGGACGATGCGGTCCTTTTCCCAATGCGCGAAGGCGGGCTCGCCGCAACAGATCATCCCGCCGGCGCGGTTGGCCTGGCCCCGGAGATACCGGGCGGCAACGGAGATCTCGGGGAAGTCCTCGGCATAGGCGGGGAGCGTGCGCATCCACGTCTGGATGGCCTCGATCGCCTCCTGCCCCTTCGTCCAGTTCGCGCCGAGGAGAAAACAGTAGGCGGCGTGGGCGTAGCTGGCGGCCCAGAGGACCGCCATGCGGCAGAGGCTCGTCTTTCCGGACCCGCGGGCCAGGGCCATCGCTAAGAGGGCCCCGACAAAAGTGGTTTGCTCGATCGACTCGCCGGCGAGTCGATGGTCGTCAGACCAGGGGAGGCAGAACGTCTCGGGGTTGTAGGTCTTGCAGAACCGCAGCAAATTGCGCTCGCAGGAGTCCCTGCGCTTCGGGTCGGCGATCGGCGGGATGGCGCCGATGTCGCGCCCGGACGCGCTTTGGGTGGCCTGGCGGCGGCGCTCCGTCTCTCGCTTGCGGTCGTACTTTCCCTCAGCGCCCGGCCGCTTCGCCGCGCGATGGTGGGAGGAGCCGAAGAGGGTCATGGGGCTTGCCTCTTCGCGGCTTCTTTCAGGCGGCGGATGGTGATGCGACAATAGGCGGGGTCCTTCTCAATGCCGATGCACTTGCGGCCCGTGTTGAGGCAGGCCACAGCCGTGGTGCCAGAGCCGAGGAATGGATCGAGGACGGTTCCGCCGGGAGGTGCGTAGCTTTTCACCAGCCATTCGACGAGGGCGAGCGGCTTTGCGGTCGGATGATGCCAGGGCCTTTGCCGGGCTTTGTAGTTCGCGGGCCGCGGAAATTCCAAGACACTCGTCGCGCAGCGTGTCGGCCCGTAGGTGTATCGCGACTCTTTCTCGCCGCCATACAGTTGCGAGCGATTGGTCGCATTGCGGATGATGGTTTTTAGCGCGGTGAAACGTGTCCGCGGAAAGTCCTGGCGGTTGTAGCGGAGTCGGCCGTTGCCGAAGACGAGGATCCGCTCATGCGCGCGCAGCGGCATCCGGTTGGCGTTCAGGTAACCGGTCGCGATGTTCTTGGACCATATCAGGTCGTAGCGGAAGTGGCAGAGGCTGGTCACGATGATCTTGGTTGCCGCGGGCTCGATGGCGAAGATGACGATGGCGGCGTGAGGCGCGGCGACGCGCAAGAGGATCTGCCAGAGATTCGGCCAATCCGGCGCCTTGGCGTCCCATTCGATGTCCATCAGGCCATGGGGCGGGTCGGTTATCACCGTATCGACGGACCCGGCGAGGAGGTCCGCCAGCACGCCGAGGCAGTCGCCGCGGTAGAGGGTGATCCGCGGCGTGCGGTAGACGGGCTTGCGCCGGGCCCGGCCGTTGCGATTCGCATTCCGCGGCTTCGTCTTACTCATCCCTCATCCTTTATCCTTTCCCCTCACGCCTTCGTCAGCTCGTGGAGCTGCTTGACGGCCTTGAGGGCCCCGGAGAAGTCGCCGATCTCGACCA